TCGGCGGACTCTGGAAAAATGTTGCGGGGCGTTATGAGATGGATGGTAAAAAAATCTATGCAAAACAAATTCTTGCAGAGCCTGAGAAATACTTTACGCCAGAAGTAATGCAAGCACTTGACGAAATCGCACACAAAGAATTCTGTTATGGATAAAATCGAAACAACGATTCTCAAAAATTTAATTTTTAATGAAACATATTGTAGAAAGGTTTTACCCTTTCTTAAGCCAGAATATTTTAGTGAAAGAACTGAGAAAGTTGTTTTCGAGGAAATTTCTAAGTTCTTGTCTAAGTATGAGAACTTAGCAACCAAAGAAGTTCTCTTCATTGAAGTTGAAAACCGAAAGGACTTAAGTGAAGAAGACAGTAAGCAAATCAATCAACTGATTTACAATCTTGAGGAAGATGATTCCAATCTTCAATGGTTGATTGATTCTACTGAAAAGTGGTGCCGTGATCGTGCCATTTATTTGGCACTCATGGAATCCATTCATATTGCTGATGATGACAGCGGTAAGAAGAGTAAGGATTCAATCCCTCACATTCTTACCGAAGCATTGGGTGTATCTTTTGACCATAATGTAGGTCATGATTACATTCAGAACTATGAAGAGCGTTATGATTTCTATCACAGACAGGAGGAAAAAATTGAATTTGATCTTGAGTACTTTAACAAAATTACCAAAGGCGGGCTACCTTGCAAAACTCTTAATGTCGCTCTTGCTGGTACGGGCGTCGGCAAGTCTTTATTCATGTGCCACATGGCTAGCTCCGTGTTGTTGCAAGGACGGAATGTTTTGTACATTACGTTGGAGATGGCAGAAGAGAAAATTGCTGAACGAATTGACGCAAATCTCCTGAATGTAAACATCAAAGATTTGCAAGATCTGTCTAAGCAAATGTTTGAATCTAAGATTACCTCACTTTCTAAAAAGACTCAAGGTAAACTTATCATTAAAGAATATCCAACAGCATCTGCACATGCTGGACACTTTAAAACTCTTCTGAACGAATTGTCCATGAAGAAAAGTTTTAAACCTGATATTATCTTTGTCGATTATCTAAACATCTGTGCATCTTCTCGTTATAAAGGAAGTGTAGTGAATAGTTACACTTACGTTAAGGCTATTGCTGAAGAGCTTCGTGGTCTTGCAGTGGAGTGCAATGTTCCTATTGTCACTGCTACTCAAACCACTAGAAGTGGTTATGGTAACTCTGATGTTGAATTAACAGATACTTCAGAATCATTTGGTCTTCCTGCAACTGCTGACTTGATGTTTGCTCTTATTAGCACAGAAGAGTTAGAACAACTTGGGCAGATTATGGTGAAACAATTGAAGAACCGATACAATGATCCTACAATGAACAAACGTTTTATGGTAGGTATCGACCGTGCTAAGATGCGCCTCTATGACGTTGAACAGTCAGCTCAAAAGGATCTGGTTGACAGCGGACAAGAAGAGGAGTATAATAGTAAGGAAATCAAAACTACTAAATTTGAGGGTTTTAAATTTTAATGGAAAAGCATATTGATTTTGATCGTTACGTACAATTTGTAGATGCAGTAACTTCTGATGCATCTAAAGATTTCGTAGCACTTTCTGATCGACTCGTTGAACTTGATGGGAAGGGTGCAAACATTGAACGCCTTTTGACTGCTGGTGTTGGCATCAATGCTGAGGGTGGTGAGTTCCTTGAGATCATCAAAAAGATGGTTTTCCAAGGCAAGCCCTGGAATGAAGATAATCGTGAGCATTTGATCATTGAACTTGGTGACATCATGTGGTATGTTGCTCAAGCATGTAATGCTCTTAGTATTTCTTTTGATGATGTAATTTCTGGAAACGTGAATAAACTTATGAAGCGTTATCCTGAAGGATTTTTTGATGTATATTATTCCGAAAATCGTGCAGAGGGAGACCGATGAGTAAAAAAGTAAAAATGGAACTTGATCTTGTTACTGCAGCTCAAATTCGACAAGTCCTTTTTGAATCTCAAAAAGGATATAGTTATGAATATCCTACAGATCGAATTGTAAATATTCGAAAAGCAATTGAAGAACTTGATGCTCGCATTGAAAAACAACTTGAAACTGAACTAAATAATCAATAAATGATGACAAATGCTGACCTTAGAACATATATTTGATAAGTTTTTAAAAACTTATTCAAACCATAAAACAGCATTTAAAAATGATAGAGATGCAATCATTGATTTGTATCTCTATTTTTCTATGTTTATGGATAAAGAGATCAAAGAAAAACGTAATAAATATGACAAGACTACATATATTAATTTGAAAAAATTAGGATTACGTTACATTAAGCAAAATCCAAAAGACGTTTTAAGTTATCTAAAATCCAAATGAAAAGTTTTCTAGAGTTTATAAGCGAAGCCAAGACTAAACTCCCTACAGTTGATTATATTGAAGATGTAATCGATGATTTTTATTCTGAAGAAGATCTGCGAGAACATTATATTTCTGGTGAGTTGTTTAAAGAAGGTGCTCTAATAGAACAACTTTCAACAGGTAAAGTTGGAACTGTAATGAGAAGAGGTGCTAATTATCTAATTTGTCTTACAGATGAGGGTGAAATGTTTAAACCATGGATTACAGACTCTAAAGAAATAGAATAAATAAATAAAATATAGGAAATTACTAATAGGAATATGTCTAATCCTTGGCAGCAGGTATTTGAATCCCATAGAGAACAAATTGAAGAAAGTTACGTTGCTGAAAAGTATGGTCAGCACAAGAGTGATGAGTCACAGGAAACTCAAGCTCTTTATGATCTTCGTAACAAAATGAAGAACATGGGTAAGGATGCTGTAGTTGCATACCTCAAGCGTTCTAAAATGTCTCCTGAAAGAAAAGCAAGACTTGCTAAGTCTCTAGGAATTAGTATTGCGGAAGAGTATATTCAGGAAAAGGTACGTAATCCTTATGCCATTGGAATGGCTGCTGCTATGAAGGCAACTGGTGATAAGCCACCTCTCGAAAAATCTACCATTAAGAAAGCACATAAGATTGCTAAGAAAGTAGAAGAAGAGTTGGAATATATTGAAGAAGAAGCAAAAATTCTTGTAAGAGTTACTAAGGAAGACGGGTCTGTATTCCAAAAGAAAATTCCTCAGTCGCAATTAGCTGATTATAGAAAGAGATATAAGACTGTAGTTGTAGTTGGTGGATCTGAACAATCTCAATCTAATACTAACGCTAAGAATGAAGAGTATGTTGGTGAAGCTAAGAAAACTCATAGATGGTGGGATGATGATGGCGATGGTATTGGATATGAGAAAGGTGAAGTATCTGGTAAGTTTAAGAAAAAGAAAAAAACAAGAAAGGAAGAGTATTCTGATTGGAGATCGGAATTTCCTGAACTAGCGGAAGCTACTAAAGCACAAAAAAGTGTAGAAGGAAAAGCACATAGCTCTTACGAAAGTGAAGAAGGAGAGAAAAAAAAAAGGAAAAAGAAGTCTGCTAAGTCCGAATGTGATTGTTCACACGAAATGAAAGAATCTGCCGAGATTCTTGCTCAAGAACTCGGTGGAGAACTTGTAGACATAACAGAAAATATTGGTAAAGCATTAGGGGCTGCTTTAAAGACTGCTACAAAGGTAGTACCTAAATTAAAACTTGGAACTGAACCTGCTGGAAAATTAGCAACTAGAACTACTTCTACTGCAATTGTAAAAGCAAAACCACAAACAACTGCAATTGTAAAAGCAAAACCACAAACAACTGCTATTACAAAACCACAAACAAAAACAACAGCAATTACAAAAACTGATACTAAAACTGGTCAATTAGTAAAAGTAAAACCAGAAACAACTGCTCTAACTAGAACACAAACAGGACAGCTTGTAAAATTAGATCCAAAGACTGGAGCGATTACCCAAGTTGTTCCACAAACAACTGCTATTACAAAGTCTGGTACTGGTGGTGTTCCACCAAAAGGCCCTGATGTTCCTAGTGGCCCTGGTGGTGGAAAGCCAAACTTCCCTAGTGACGGTCCAATAAAACCATCACTACCCTTAGGATTACCAAAGATTAGATTTAAACCATATTTAAGAGATCCTGTTGCAGATACTTCAACTTTAAAACTGTAATTTTTTCTAAATACAAAAGAATACTGTTTAAGGAGGATTTAGTATGGGAGCAGTAGTAGCAGTGGTAAAACCACTCATCATGCAACTTGCAACACATCCTGCAGTTAAGAATCTTGTTATTGATCTTCTAACTAAGTATGTAAAATCCACTGATAATAGTATTGACGACATGGTTCTTGCTACAGTTAAAGAACTTCTATTCAAGCCACAAGCTGAATCATGATTACTTGTTTTATAACAAACTGGGGAGTAACCATTTTACTAGGGTTACTCCTTTCTTTATCTGAATGGTTGTCTAAAACTAAGAAGACAAAAGCAAATGGGATACTGGAATTTATTCAGCTATTTCTAAAAACCATTTTACAAAAAACAAACCAGAAGTAAGATCTTCTTTTTTTATAAATATCTTTATATAAAAGACAATAGGGGAGTAGGACATGTCTCTTTGGGGCAAAAAAGATTCTGTTTATTCTGACGGAACTATTAATGTTGATCTGACTGCTAATAAAATTCATGGCACAACTGGAGTAGTCACTTTTACTACATCAGGAATTGCTGCTGGTGATGTAATCACTGTAGGTGCTGGTGCAACATATGGCTATGCAGTTGTCACTGGATTTACATCTACTACAATTTCGATTGCTAATACAGCTGGTTTTGTTTCTGGATTATCAACTGTCACTTCTGCAACTTATAATGTTTCTCAAGAACCAATTTATAATGTTAATAATTCAGTTTACAGAGCACCAGAATCAAAAACCACTGGCTTCTCAACCAGCCCAGTATTTACTGGAGTCTTTGGTGTAGATAATACTGAATTGACAGTTGCTAGAGCTGCAAGTGGAGCTGCACGTAAATATGCTCCTGCTCACGCTGGTTGGGTTGGTGTCACCACTTATATTGATATGCATGGTGTTTTGAGAGTTAAGACAGAAACCTTTGTAGCTGGTAGTAGCATTACTAATGATGCTTCTGACGATACTAAATACCCAGATAGCTGATAATATGGTATGAGATTTGATGAGTTGAATGAAAATAATTATTTGATGTTCGCCATGAAGTATTATGATAATCCTCAAGCGGCAACTCAAGAAGATTTTCTTGAAGATATGAAAAGGTTTAAGTATATTAAACGTCTTGTGAGGAAATATAAAAATACTGGTGAATTAAATACTCATTTACTCATCAATCATTTTATTATATTGTATAATATATTTGGAGATGCCGCTACCCCACTATTATTCTTTAAACTTGATAGTGATTTGTGGGGTATAGTAAAAACCTTTATGGTTTTTTTGCAAAGATTTCCAGAGTTTCCAAGATCATCATTACATGATATAGATATTGACGACGCTTGTATGCATCAATTACTAAAACTATAATGGATATCAATAAAATTATTAATATAGTTAGAACACTTAGAGAAGAAGCACCAACAATGAGTTTAGGTGCTGGTAAAATTGCAGGAACTGTTGAAGCTGGTGATCAACCTCCAGTTGATTTGAGAAGAGGTAAAAGAAGAAACTGGAATCCATTTTTTAAAGATCTTGCAAAAATGCAAAGACGAAAACCATCGCAGTAAAGCAATGTTTGGTCAAGACTCTAAAGTAGAAATCGCTGTACTACAAGAAAAATTTAAAGTTCATGAAGCGATGGTTGAAAGAGTTGATACTGCTATTCAAACTTTAAGCGAAACAAACAAAAATATTTGTAAAATGCTGGCAGTTCATGATGAAAGAATAAATGTGCAAGCAAAAGTAGATAACGATATTTGTAAGAAGGTAGATGATATTGAATCAAAAGTAGAAGGTTTATATAAGTTTAGATGGCAGATTGGTGGTGTCCTTGCAGTTGCGGTAGTTGTTCTTGGGCTTGTAGTTCCCTTTGTTGACAATGCCCTGCAGATGCCCTATAATGGGAGCAGCCAGAACATCCAAACCAAGTAATGCGTTTTATTGATGCCAAGTACATAAACCTACTTTCTTCACGATTAGGTAAGTTTTCTAAAAAGAAAGAAGGTTTATATAATTTTAGGTGTCCTTATTGTGGAGACTCTAGCAAAAATAAAAATAAGGCAAGAGGATATATCTATCGTTATAAAAACGATCATAACTTTAAATGTCATAATTGTGGTGCTTCTAAATCTTTTACTTATTTTCTGAAGGATGTAGATACTTCATTATACAAAGAATATGTTTTAGAACGATATAAAGAAGGTTTAACTGGAAAGGGGACTGTTGCTCCTAATCCAGAATTTAAATTTGAAAAACCTAACTTTACTAAACCACTTTTTGACCTACCAACAATTCAAAAACTAAATACATCACATCCAGCTAAAGAGTATCTTTCTAATCGTAAAATACCAGAGGAATTTTTTTCTCAATTATACTTCGCAGAGAACTTTAATGAATGGGCTGGCACATCTAATACTCAAAAAGAATCAAGAATTATCATCCCTCTTTTATCAAAGAGTAAAAAATTATTTGGGTATCAAGCAAGATCTTTGGATCCAAATGCAAAACTTCGTTATCTTACGAACATTTTGGATTCTAGATATCCAAAGTTATTTGGACTTGATCGTATAGATCATGACAAACAAATATTGATTACAGAGGGGCCATTCGATTCTATGTTTTTAGATAATGCTCTAGCCATGTGTGGTGCTGACGTTACTCTGGATAAGGACATTTATCCTAATCGAGTTTTTATTTTTGATAATGAACCACGCAATTTAGAAATCGTTAAGCGTTATGAAAAAATGATTGATTCTGGAGAATCAGTTGTAATCTGGCCCAAAGATGTCACTCAAAAAGACATCAACGATATGATCCTATCAAATAAAAATGTTAAACAGGTGATTCAATGCAACATTTATGGGGGTTTGGAAGCCAAAGTCAAATTGTACCAATGGAAGAAAGTATGAGTAACGGAACTAAAGTTGTAAAAAGAAATGGTTCTCTAGAGCCTTTGAATCTAGAAAAACTTCATATTATGGTGGAAGAATCTTGTAAAGGTCTCGCAGGAGTTTCTGCATCTCAGGTTGAAATGCAATCTGGAATTCAATTCTATGATGGCATTACTACTGCAGAAATTCAAGAGATTCTAATTCGTTCTGCTAGCGATTTAATTAATCTGGAAAATCCAAACTATCAGTATGTTGCTGCAAGATTGCTTTTATTTTCCATCAGAAAATCTATCTATGGAAAAATGAAAGATCTTCCAAATCTTTCTAGACAAGTATTTTCTGGTGTAGATGGTGGAATTTATGATCCAGATCTACTCAAAAAATATAACATGTCAGAATTTGCTGAGCTTGATCGCTACATTGATCATGATCGTGATTTTCTATTTACTTATGCTGGTCTTCGTCAAGTTGTAGACAAATATTTGGTACAAGATCGTAGTACGGGAAAAGTATTTGAAACTCCTCAGTTTATGTACATGCTTATCTCGATGGTCATCTTTGCAGAGTATCCCAAGGAAACACGTCTTTCATATGTAAAGAGGTACTATGACGCAATCTCCAAACACAAAATCAACATTCCCACACCTATCATGGCGGGAGTGCGAACGCCACTTAGACAGTTCGCTAGTTGCGTTCTGGTTGATGTTGATGACACCCTCGATAGCATCTTTAGCAGTGACATGGCTATTGGTAGATATGTTGCTCAACGTGCGGGGATCGGCATCAACG